AGATTTTGGTGAACGCGGCAGCGGAAACGCCGATCTGAAAAATGATCGACGCGTGCTGATAGTTCGCCATCGAAAAACGCTGACCAGTAACGCCGCCGGTGATGTCCACCGGAGCGAGTACGTTAACGACGTGGCCCTGCTCCGAAAGTACAAAGCCTTTCATTGATTTTCTCCTTCGAGATAAATTTCTGCGAGGCGGCGATCAGGCCGCCCCGGAATTGCTCACGCTGACCAGGTCAATTAAGGCCGGGTTGCGAGCGACACGAACGGCGCGAGAGTGCTGCCGCCGCTCTTCGGAGTCAGCGGCTTCTTCCATGCCGGCTGTCCGTCGACGCGATAGACGAAGCGGAACACGCCTTCATCGGTCAGGAAGTTGACGTGCATCGAGTAGTCCTGGCGAGGCGCGCCCTTATCGATGAGTAGGTATTGGCTCATGTCGGCGAGGATGATGTCGCCAGGCGTTCCGACCGCGGCGCAATGCTCGATTGGGATGACCGGACGGCCGAGCAGCATGCCGTATTGGTTCCCGTCCTTGCCTGGCGGCGTGTAGAGCAGTTGCACGGCGGTGCCGCTGCCCAAAGTGAGCGGATAGAGCTTCGGCTCGACGCTCTGGTCGACGTACCAGACCGCATTTTGACGGTTGCGGGAGAACAAGCGGGACCACATCGCCAGCACGTCGGTCGTGCTGACCGTTGCCGTCGAGTCGCCGGAATCCTTCGCCTGCTGAATGATGGCGCCGGAATTGAGGACGCCCAAGGGTTGACCCTGGCCGGTTCCGTTAATGATCGCGTCCTCGAGCTTGAACATCATTTCCTCGGCGAATGCGCGGGAGATGACGCTCTCGAGAGCGACGGCGTCTTCGACCAGCTCATCGGTCGCATAGCAGAGACCGATCAGCTTTTGCGTCTGGAGTTCGATTTGACGGAACTTCGGCTTGCTGCCGGTGAATGAGTCTGCTTCGTTCACCCAGTAAGCGCGAACGCCGCCCCACCGTGAACCGTCGGCGCGGCTGTCTTCGTCGACTGCGTTAATCTTGATGCCGTTCGACTTCGGGCTGATCGGCAGCTTGGTTATGCGGCTTGCGACCTGGCCGGTCTCATAGATCCGGGTAAGCAGCTCGGACGAAAAGTCCTTCTGGACCAGGAAGCCGCCATCGGACGGGACCGCTTCGCTCATGCCGGCCGCGGCTGCGACCAGGCGAGGATCGGAAACGCGCCCATTGGTGCGGGAATGCATGACCACGGCGCGGAGTTGATCGCCGAAGCTCTTGAATCCCTTTTCCTGGCCGGGACTGCCGGCGGCGGCCGCCGCGCCTTCGTTCGGATCCACGATCGTCGACATGCGACGTTCGCGATCGAGAAGCTGCTCTTCGCGCTCGATCGATTGCTCGGTCGCGACGAGAGCCTTCAGCGTATCGTCATAGGTCGCCGATTCGGCTTCGTTAAGATTCCGAGTCTCGGCTGAAGCCTTGTCCAGCAATGAGCGGAGCTCTTTCTGCTTCTCGCTCGCCCGCTGGCGCAATGCTTTGATATTGCTCATTGTCCTTCTCCTGTCGTTAGTTTTTTCGCTGCGCGCTGCCGACGGGCTCTCGCGAAGCGTGTCTTCTTTGGCCTAACTAAAAACGCGCCGACGGGCGCGCTTCAAGATCTTTTCGCAGTAGTTCCACCGGCTTCGAGCTTCCGGAGGCTGCGGCTTTCGCCTGCGCCTGATATGGACAGCCGGCCGCGGCGCAAACGAGGTCATCGCATTCCGCATCGCCGCAGTTTTGGCAGTCGCCGGAGATGCAGGCATCGCAGCCGCACTCGCATCGCATGTCATCTTGCTCGATCGAAGCGCTGGCAGAGATTCGCCGCGGAGCGCCGTCTCCGCCGAGGCGCGCGAGCGTTTGATCGAACGTAGCGACGCGATCGACCATTCCGGCTTTCAATGCGTCTTCGGCCATAACCATGCGGCCTTGACCGAAACCGTCCTTCACGTTGCTTTGCGACACGCCGCGGCCGCGCGCGACGTTCTTCACGAACATTTCATAAAATGAGTCGACCTTGCCCTGCAGATCCTCGCGCGCGGCGTCTGATAGCGGCTCGTAGGGATTGCCGTCGACCTTGTGCTTCCCTGCGCTGATCAGCGAGACCTTCACGCCTTGCATTTCCATCGCTTTCGAAACGTCTTCATGCGCGACGTAAACGCCGATCGAGCCGACCTGGCCGCTCGGAATGACGACCAGCTCTTCGGCGGCCGAGGCAAGCCAATATGCCGCGCTCGCCGCCATGCCATTCGCGATCGCGACCGTCTTCTTCTGGCCGCGGCTCTTAATGATTTCGTCGGCAAGTTCCGGAACGCCTTCGACTCCGCCGCCAGGTGAGTCGACGTCGAAGACGATCGCCTTGATCGCGGGATCCGCAAGCGCCGAACGGAATGCCGCGGTCAGCTTCTCGATCGATGTCCCGCCGGAGATCTGACTCATTAGGTTGATCCGCTGCGAAATGACGCCGCGCATCGGAATCACGGCGATGACGCCATAACTTCCGCCGGCCGGCCGTGCCGGCGCTGCAGCTTTGACCGGCTCGATGCGATCCCGGACTTCTTCCGCTGTCAGAACTTTCCCGGAGGCGCGCAGAGTGATCAGTTCGGTGATCATGCGCAGACGTTCCGGAAGGATTGCCCAGGGCTTGCGAAAAACTTCGGACACGATCCGTTCGTATTTCATCGAGAACTTCTCTCTTTCTCGCGCACCTGGCGCGGTCCTACGACGAGATCGGCAAGGGAATTTGCGGCGACGTCCTCGATCCAATCGATGACGCAGGCGATGTCCTGCGGATCGGTGACGTTCGTCAGCAATGCTCGATTTTCCGAGACGTAAGCGGAAGCCGCGGCCGGCGCGATCCGCATCGTCTGAGCGACGCGATTCGAGTGCTTTTCATAGAAGCGTGCCATCTCGAGCGCGAAGGCCTTCGCATCCGCCCCCGAGCGGCTTTGCGCCTTGCGCAGCGCGGCGACCTCCTGGCGGACGATCCGGCCGGCGGACTCGACTGCCAGGTCGCGAAGGATCGGCGAAGCCGCTGCCGGCGCCGGCGAATCTTCGCCCTCGGATCCCGGATCGCTCGGCTCATCTGGCGCGGGAGTCGTCGGAGGCGCTGCGATATTCGTGTTTCCGGCCTGGTTCGGAGCGCCGGCGACGACGTAGTTAAGCGGACGGATATAATCATTTCCGCCTTTTTCCTCGGGAATGGGATTCAGATTTTCGAAGCTGCAGACGTCATTCGGGCAGAGCCAGCCGCCGTTTCGGCCGATGTAATAGGCATCATAGCGGCTCTTCATGTCGCCGCGGAGCAGGCCGTCGACGATGAACTGAGCGAAATATTCGTTGCCGTCGTTAAGCTCGAGCGGCTCGATCAGGTCGGAATTGATTCGATGCTCCCATCTGGTCGCGATCGGACGCATACAATCGGTGACGAACTCGATGCCCTGGTGTTCGATGTTGTTATTCGTCGACCGCTCGAGGATCCCGATTTTGTGCGGCGGGACCCGATAGATCCCGGCGATCTCTTCGCGGCTCAGTTTTTTCGTGTTAATGAACTCGGCATCCTGATTGCTAAGTCCGAGCGGCGAGTACTTCATGCCGTCTTCGAGCACGGCGACCTTGTGCTGATTCTCTCCGGTCTGCGCTTCGCGCCAGGTCTCGCCGAATTTCTTGCGCGCGGCGTCATCTTTGAACTTGCCGGGATATTCGAGCAGTCCGTTCGGCCTGGCGCCATTCTTGAAGAAGCGGCCGCCATAGTCATCGATCGCCAGTGCGTTCCCGACGATTTCCGTCTGCTGCGCGATCGGACTCATCCCGGTCAAACCGTTGCTCGAGAGGCCTCGCAGATGGAAAATCTCGTCCTGCATGTATTCCTTCGTTTCGCCTTGATACCGCGAGCGGACGACGTACTTTAGCCGGCCATTTTCGAGCCGATAGACGTCGACGAGATCCGGATGGATCGGGATGAGCTGATCGATCGCTCCTCGAGGTCCTGGAATGATCTCCGCAAAGGCGTTGCCGCGGAGGTCGAGATGCGCTTGCATCATCTCG